GAAGTGCAACAACAGACGGGGCCTGTGTTACTTTCGGAACGCCGACCGCGGTCGCGCCGTTCGTGGTTGCCGCGCCGGTAATGTCTCCGACAACAAGCGCCGCCAGTTTCTTCGTGATCTGGTAGGTCAGTTCGTCGTATACATAGCGCAGAAACGCTTCACCGCCCATCGTGACAGCTTCGTCTGAAATGCGGATCCATTTCTTGATGTTCGCCGGAACCATCGTCACGATTCCGATCGTCAGGGACTCTTCTGTCGGCGCGGTCGTGCCTTCAGTGTGGACATATGCACCGTCAGCAGACAGTTCGAAGCCGACCTTCACGTTTCCGCGCAGATAGGTCCGGCGGACGCGGGACAGGATCGGGTCGTTCTCCCATGCGGTACGGATGATTTCATCAACGATCACCGGGACCGGGACGACACCATTCGCATTGGTGGTCAGCAGCGCACGACATTCACTGTCGTCGTTGTTCAGGATATAATTTTTGAATGCATCCATATATTCCGCGGATGCGCGGACTTCTTCGTTTGTCGGCATGTCTTTTTTTCCTTCCTCGAATGTCTTGATGACCGGCATGTTTCCCACGGCAACCGCGGCGCGGATCTCTGCCTTCTTTTCTGCTTCTGCTTTTCTGGTTTCTTGTTCTGCCTTGATCGCCCGAACCTCTTCTGTCAGTGCGTCCAGATCGGCACCTTCGTTATCCAGTTCGATCGCGATTTCGGACATTCTGGTTTCAAGTTCTTCGTTGCTTTTCTCTTTGAAATCGAATTCCATAATCAAATCTCCATCATCAATCTGATCTTCTGTTTCTTCCGCTCCATCGCTCTAGCTTCGGCTCTTACACTCTCCAGTGATGTCTTCGCACTCTCCAGTGCTTCAGACAGGCCCCGCGCCTGAATCGATGTCGCTTCATATGCCGGGAACGTGACCGCGGACACTTCCATGACGCGCTTGATCGAGCGAACGTGTCGCGTCGGGTGATCGGTGTCGATGTCATCCCAGCTTTCTTTATCAACGATGAACATGAACGACATTCCGGTTATGTCCCCACGCTCAACCGCCGAGTAAAGGCTTCTCGCTTCGGCATTGTTTTCCGTGTCCAGATCGACGCGGATCGTCATGCCCTTTCCGTCGATGATCTCCATCTGCATCGTGCTGTTCGCGTTGTTGTTCCGCGACCGCGCAAGCGGGATCATATCTGTGTTGTGATTAACTAAAAAACGCACATCGCGAAGATCTGTTTCCGCGAGTGCGCCGTTTTCGATTATTTCGTCGTACCATCCCAAATCCGTTCGTTCGTCGTAAACGATCGGTTGTCCCGTTAGTGTCTTTCCCCGGTCGCCGTCTTCGGCCCGGATCTCAAAATCAAACCGTCTGATTTCCTTCTGTTCCATCGTTGCTCCCTTCTTCTTCAGAAACCTTTTCTTCAGCGTTCCAGTATTCGCCACGTATGATCCGCACGTCTCCGCCTTCAACCGGCGGCAGGTTCCAAATCTCGCGAACGTCATTGATCGACATGATTCCACGGTCAAGCATCTGCGACGACACGTTCAGCTTTTCCGAATTTGACAAATACTGAAGCCGATTCGCGGATGCCTGGACTCGATTGCCCTGTGTTTGTTCCCGGAGAGTAAACAACATTTTGGTCATCACTTCCGAGAACTGGATCGCGAACGGTTCAATCGCACCTTCATAGAATGCCGTCCATGCGTCGCCGTATGCACGATTCTGAAGAACGTCTTCATTCACCCCGAAGTATTCAAAAACCGATGCCTTGATGAACTCCATCTGTTTGTCATCGATCACCCACGGTTTCACGTCGATCTGCTTGATATCGTTGTATGTGTTCGGGAACAACAGGATCCCGGAAGCCTTCGCATCACGACCGAAGTTTTCAGACGTGAACCGTTCGCGCTCTTTCGCCAGATCGTCGGCTTTCGTGAAGTTGTTCACCTTCGCCATAAACCTATAAGTCGCCGCGGACTTCACGCCTTCTTCAATGCCCTGATTCTGAATGTGGATCAGTTCCATCGTCGGCAGAAGCGTGTGATTGGTTTCACCAAAGAAATCTGATGTATATTGATACTTCGTCAAGATTCCGCAGTATTCCAGTTCGATCGCGGCCTTCTGCTTCCATGAGAATTCATACCTAAGATATGGAACCCCTTCGAACTGAACAATTTCACAACGATGCGGGACAGGCGCGAAGATTCCAGAAGGTTCGCCGTATTCATCGAACACCGGCACGATGAACGCCGTGTTGTGAACATCCAGAATCGTCGACAGACGATATAGAAACTGTCCCCATGTCTGAAACTGGTTCGGCGCGTGCTTCATCTTGTTCTGAAGTGCGGGCCGGGCCGCTCCGATCATCTCGACGCGTAGTTTCGAAATGTGTGTCGCTCTGGCTCCGATCGCCGCCCGGATCAGTTCGGATTCGTACACGCCGCCGGTGTAGTTCGTGAATCGCGGTGTATACCCGTTCAGCATCTTGAACGTGCCTTCATAGTCGCCGACCGGTTTCGGCCTGTTCTTCAAAAAGAAATCAAAAAGTCCCATCGTTAAACCTCATTGTTTGCGAGTTGCCCCCCTATTTCGGAAAACCACTTTTGTCGGACACACATCGCGTCAAGCAATGCCGCCGTGCCGTCAACGTGATCGTTCGGCGACAGTTTCACCAGTTTGCCGCGCCCGCGCTCCGTTGACATCTTGATCGCCGAATTCAGAAGATGAATCTTGAGCAGATCGTTGTCGCCGATATGAATCTTGCCGTCTTCAAGCAATCCTTGAGTTTCCTGTATGACTCCATATAGGTTTTCGCCCTGATACACGTCGTCAGTGCGGAACCCGTAACTTTCCAGATCCTGAATCAGATACTGTGCGGAATATCTATCGTATCCGACCATCAACGGAAGAATTTCATATTCTTCAACCAGACCGGTTAGCCAGTTGAAACAATCATGATAATCAACGAAATTGTCGCCGGACGGTTCCAGAAGTCCGCGCTGGATGTACGCATTGTATGGAACACCGTCGCGCTGCGTTGCTTCATCGATTTTTTCCGCCGGAAGCCAGAACTTCGCGAACACATACAATTCGCCGTTCTTCTCGATCACTACAACCGTCGCCGTCAGATCTCGCGTCTGTGACAAGTCGATCCCGGCAACGCAATAACTATGTGCAAATTCCGAAAGATCAAACTGATCGCCGGACGCAGCTGCTACCGTTTGGGCCGGAAGCCATGCCAGCGAACTGTTTTGCTTCTGGCAGCAATACTTAGTGATAAATTCCGACTTCTTCGAAAGTGATCCTTCCGCGACCGCGATTTCTTCAAGCATGTAATCGACGGAAACGCTGACGTTCAAGTTTGGATTCGACTTCCGCAGTTCGTTGATGTCGTCCCAGTGATCCAGATCATCAATCATGTAAAGCAGCGGAAGAAACTTCTTTTCGCGGCTTTCCCCTAACAGGAACCGCGTCGCCCGCTTGATCAGTTCGTCATAAATCGAGTCGTTCACGTACCCGGATGTCGTACACGACAGAAGCAAGCCTTCAGGCCGCGCACCCATCGCCGACCTCATCACCTCATACTGTTTCAGACCCTTTTCGCCAGACCATGACGCGACTTCGTCGCAAATCGTCAGCGAAGGATTAAAACCGTCGGAAGCCTTCACGTTGAACGCGATCTTTTTGACCGTGCTATTTATCCCCGGGATCGCCAGATCGCTTTGACGGTGCCGGGCAAGCATCGAATCATCATGAATTTTCATGTTGTGCGCGTCGCGTTCTTTTTGCTGTTCTTTTAGTGCCTTCCATTCAGGATCCAACTGTGTCATCTGCCAGATCGCGGAATAGATAATGTCCGCCTGGTCGAATTTGGGCGCGATACAGAAAACGCGGGAACCATAACCGCCGTCAACATGCCAGATATAATTCCCGATCGCCGAAGCAACGACCGACTTGCCGTTTTTTCTTCCGACAACCAAAAGAACCTCGCGGAACTGTCTGACCCCTTTTTCGTCCACGATCCCGAAGATCGCCGAGATCATCGCCTTCTGCCAAACCTCAAGTGTCAACGGTTGCGGTGCAAGCGGGCCTTCAGTGTGAAAGCAATGCGTTTCAATCCATTCGATTGCCGCGTCAGCTTTCGAAACATCAAAAAAGAACTGCTTTTCATGCAGCCCTTTCACCAGATACTCATATAACAATGTTACAAACCGGCCCGTCAGGTAGTGACCATTTTTAATTCCCTGATAGTATGTAAAAATCCAGTTTGTTTTTTGCTTCTCACCCTTTTTCATGCGTTCCCTGTCGTACTCTCTCGATTTTCGAAAAATTTACC